TTTTACTTTTTGCAATAAAGTCTCCATTACGATATCGCTATAGTGCGAATAAGTTTCAGGTATCTGTTGATCGTTCCATACACCAAAGTATTCAGTAAATTGTGAAATATATTTTTCATCAAACAAATGTCTTGCTACTGCTCTTTTGTTTAAAAAGTATTGATAGCAAAAATTTGCTAACTCTGTTGATATAGCGTTTGTAATAACTTGGTATTTGTTTTTTTTAAAACTCATTTTTTCTCCTATCCAATATTTGCAACCATAACAATTCTTTGATCGTACATACCTGGTCTTTCTTGATAATGTTTATATTTACCATCAAAAATAATAGCTTTATTTTCTTTTGGCTCTGAATAATTTTTTTGATTTGCTTCATCTAAAACAATAGTCCTGCCATTTTCAACTGTATTTAAGTAAATAATTACTACTTTGTGAGGTAGCCCTAAATCAGTATGGGCTTGACTTGTTTTAATTTTAGTATGAAAGGTTAAATTTAAATTCATACGATAGACAATATTAAATTTTACATTATTGAAATCAAGTATTTCTTTTAAAATAAAATAAGCTGTTTCAAAATATGTAGAACCTATATTGCTAATAGGTATCGTTGGGGTTTCTTTGGTTCCTATATCAGGTCTACGCAAAAGAATATGACTAAAAAATGGCATATCTTGATGAGGAGATTCAGGAACTGTTTTATCATAATAAAACCAAGGCATTTTATCAGATAGTAAAATTTTTTTAAAATCTTCGTAATTGTCGGTAATTGGGTTTGTTAGCTCTTTTATCATCTAAATGGATATCCTAAATTCCAACACACTAAGGAGTGTCGTATGCCTTTGGTTACTGGCTTGACTCTATGCCAAACAAAAGATGGAAAGATAATCACGCTACCTTTCTTTCTAACTTCTTCACATATTCTTGGTTGTGAGCCTTCATCTGTGTTTCTAAAATCAAACTCTAAATCTCCACCTTCATATTCTTCAGAATCGGTTAAAGATAAAGTCATGCTAAGTTTTCTTAACTTACCATGTGTGTTTGGATTTTCAGGATAGTTATAAGGTTCTTCGTAAGAGTCGCAATGCCAATCGTAAAACTGACCTTTCTTGTATTCGGTGAACTGACAAGACTCTGACCAATCCCATTCAAAATTCCACCCAGCATTTGCATTTGCTTGATGTATATAAGGTTGTATTTCGTTGTATATCCATCTATCTGACATCCATACAACATCAGACTTTCTTTTCTTTTGAATGTTTTTAACATCTAATGTAGTAAGGTTATTAAGTTCAGCGTTACCTGTAAGAGCCATTTGTTTATCTTGTTCTTTGCCATAACGAACAATCTCATCACATATTCTTTCAGGTATGACTGATGGAAAGTACCAATAATAATATTTTAGATTCAAAATAAAACCTTCACATTTTTATATTTTTCTATAGCAGACTTAGTTAAATATTTTTCAATGTCATAATAATTTCTTTTCACTTTGTCTTCTCTAACATTATAATGAACTCCTTCTAAAACACTATCATCATACTGAGTCTTATTTATTATTAATTGATCTAAATTAGTAAACCTATGATCGTATGTTGGAATTTTTAAAAATTGATAAATTTTTTCTATACACTCTTTTGGTTTGCTTGAAAGCTCATCATAAGTAATTTTTATATGATCGTAATTATTTTTTAATATGTTATCTATTGCATATGAATAGTGTGCAGTCATGCCTTGAGTCATTTCAAAATAACATTCTTCATCTATATTTTCTTCTTTCCATTTTTTTATTTTAGAAAAAGAAGCCAGTATTTCAATGTAAGGCCTCTCTAAAATAATAAATTTTGGTTTTTGGGTAACATATTTTTTTATTAACTCTACATTTCCAGGCGTACCCCATGTGCTTCTGTCAATAATGTAATTGCTTTTTAAATTTTTATAATATATGTGTATAGATTCTTTTATTAAATTATCTAAAGAATCGTGGTCAGGAAAATTTTTAAAATGTTCTTTTTCTTTTAATTGGTCAAGGGTATTTAAAATATCCGTTACTATAGATTTTTGTGTAGCGGTAATGTTGAAGTTTTGATTCAATATAGAAGATAAAAGTGTATTTCCACACCTCGGCAAACCGCATAAAAAATAAATTGTTTTCATCTTCTCTCTCTTGAAAAGATAGTATAAGTTAGATGTGTTTTAAAAGATAGGTTGTTCTTAGCTTACCCACTCGTCAGCTTTGATTTTTCTAAATACGGTTCTTAAATCCCAAGCACTTGAGCCACCTAAAAAAGCTTCTTTAATTATAACAACACCAGAGCCACCAGCTTTGGCAGCGACACTGTTACCAGCACCGCCTCCACCACCACCTGTGTTTGCAGTTCCTGCGGCACCACCATTACCTGCACCGCCACCACCTGAGCCACCATCTCCAGCAGGAGCACTAATATCGCCACCACCTCCGCCTCCGCCACCTCTTGTGACAGAAGAACCTGTGATTGAAGAAGCTGTACCTGCTCCACCATTACCACCATCTTTAAAATCGCCTGGAGATGTGACATTCCTACTATCGCCACCGACTGCACCAGCTCCTCCGCCTCCGCCACCACCGCAGAGTGCGTTAGCTCCACCGCCACCACGATTTCCACCAGTATTACCTTGTGATGGACTTACAGGGGGTGTATTTCCTGCACCACCACCTGAGCCATTTGCCTCACTATTTCTACCACCAACTCCTCCACCTGAACCACCTGCAGTACCTGCTGTTTGGAATCCTCCTCCTTGACCGCCACCTGCTGAAGTGATTGAAGAAAAAACTGAATTTGAACCATTAGCACCAGCAGAACCACCAGCACCTACAGTTATTGGATAGCCTGTTGATGCTGAGACAGGAAAACTACTAGCAGTTCTATAGCCACCTGCTCCGCCTCCGCCCCCAACTGTACCACCACCACCTGCACCACCTGCAATGACTAAGTATTCAACTTCGGATGTTAATGCTGCTGTTGTTAGCGTTCCACTAGAGTTAAATGTAGTAATGATTTCTGCTTGAGTTGTTTGTATTGCTCCGATTAATCTAGGCATTAGTCCAATTACTCCCTTTCACCGCATCGTAAACTGCATCTAAATTCCAAACTCCTGAAGTATTCGTCAAAGATTCACTTTCAGGCTCTTTAATAATAACAACACCTGATCCGCCTGCTCTTCCTGTTTGTAGGTTAGACCCACCGCCTCCACCACCAGTATTGGCTGTTCCATCAGTACTTGGTCTAGGGCTACCTGAAACGCTTTCTCCTTTTCCGCCTCCACCAGGACCAGCAGCTCCACCAGTAGCATATCCTGTAGCTGGTTGACCTGAACCACCTGCTCCACCACCACCTGCTCTAAGAACAGGGCTACCTGTTATGCTTGAGGCTAAACCAGCACCGCCATCGCCTGTCCCTGGATTACCACCGCCACCTGCACCGCCAGCACCACCGCCGCCGCCGCCTGCTTTACCAGGACCAACTGGAGCAGGTCCACCCTGTCCTCCTGCATTTCCTTGGGATGGACTAACTGGAGGTGTGTTACCTGCACCAGGGAGACCTGGACCTAAAGGACCTAAAGAGCCTCCGCCACCTGAGCCTCCAGCGTCACCTCCTCGACCATAGAAACCTCCACCTCCACCGCCACCATTTGATATGATGCCTAATGCTGAAGAATCTGATCCATTAACAGAATCTCCACTGCCTGAAGCAGCTCCTGCTCCAACAACTATTGGGTAAGGTGAGCCTCCTGATACTGGTGCAGGTCCTGTTCTATATCCACCTGCTCCGCCGCCACCTCCGCCATAGTAACCACCTCTACCACCTGCTCCGCCACCTGCGATAACTAAGTAGTCAACTGTTACTGTCCCTGGTTGAGTGGTAAGTGTTCCGCTTGCATTAAATGTAGTTATAACTTCAGGAGAACTTACTTTTTCAGGCGTATTATCGACACCAACTATTCCGCCATTTAGACTAGCCATGGTTAGGCCTCATTCCATTGCAGATTAGAAGCATCCCATTGGTAATTATTTAAAGCTACAGGATCACCAGTATAGGTTTCTCCTAGCCATTTTTGATTATCTTCATCCCAAGATATATAAACTACACTTGAATTTATCTCTGTAACCGTTGGATAAGGAACTGGTGCTTGCCAGTCATCATTAGAATCTAGTGACCAAGATGAGTAAGGTTTAGGGGCTATAAATTTATTCTTACTGGCATTATAGGTAAATCCAATTCCTGCATATTGTTTTCGAGCATTTCCATTATATGAGGTTTGCCTCCATTGGTTGCCACCACTTGAATGTGGAACAATAGATGCTACAAATGTTTCTGCTTCAGTAGAATAATCTCCACCATTAGCATTTATATCATCGTTGGATATTACTACTACTCGTAATACTTCGTTGCTGTTATTAAGTTCTGCAAAATGAGCCATATTCGTACTCCTTATGCGTCATCTAATTCTTCGTAGTTAATGGTGTAAGTTAAGTCTGAGTTAGCACTTGCACCACCTTCTAGGATATCTCCTTCTTCAAGATAGATGCCTGAGTTCTTATCAATAAGAACCAAAGTAGCATCCGCAGGAACAGAGATAGTTGAAGCAAATAAAACCACTGAACCACCGCTTTTGATAATTCCCATTGTTACATCAGCAGCGTTAGTGCCATCTATATTTGCAACAATAATGCTATTAATTTTAATTAACTTATCACTTGCGCAGGTTAATAAATCAGTTGTTACTGTAGTTGTTAAAGCTCCATTTATACTGTTAGCGTATATCGAAGTTACATTTACTAAATTTGGATTTGCCATAATATTGTCCTAATTTTATCCGAAAACTAAAGCCATTGCTATAGCTTTTCCTGTTGTGGCCGCACCGACTCCGCCTATATTAAGAGAAGATGCAACATTTAAATCTGTAAAAGCGTCTATCATAGCTCCGCCTGAACCTGCTCCATCAGAGTAAATTACAGATGTCATTCCAGTTGGAATGGTGACTGTAGCCCCTGAGCCTTGTTTAATAATTATGCTTTGAGAGCCACTAGTAGCATTTTCTATAATCCATACTTTTGATACGGTATTAGGTCCGATCGTAATTGTACAAGTTGAATCTAGGGTTCCAGTATATTTTAAGAACATAGCTCGTCCAGCGTCTGCTGAACCGTCTGCTATTGTTGTTGTATGAGTGTCTGCGTTAGTTGTTATAGCTTCTGTTCCGTAGCCAAAAGCATCACCAATTAATTCTAAATTAGTGTTAGTAGAATCACCCCAAGTTCCGCTTTCGTCACCTGTTGCAATTTCTTTTAGTCTTAAATCGTTTGTATAAGCTGCCATCTTTTACCTCTGAGCATTTATTATGCCATCTTTAATGGGTTATTGTATATTAAATTATGCGGCCACATCTGTCCAATTTGGCGTTTGAGACTCGTCAATATCTTGCCATTTAAAAACATGTCCTAGTTCTCCTGTAGCTGAAAATCCTGTAAGTGTAACTGTTGCTCCTGCATTAACCGTTGGGACAATAAATGGATCGCTTGAAACCATTTCAGGCAGTTCAACATTAAATGCATTTTCTGTAATGGTTGTTGCTGTTCCCAATCCGCCTGTAGATGCCAAACCTGTACTAATAATAATAGTCGCTTCTGCATCAACCAATACTGAAACATTACCTAGAGTCGCAACTAGCGAATTAGGTATAGATACAATAGCTTGAGCTTCTGGGGTAACTGTACCTAAAGCAGAAGTTCCAACCTGGCTGGCTGGAGTAATATTTGCTTTACCAGTTACGCTTGTTAGCGTTCCTAGCGCTGAGGTGCTTTCTAATCCTGATGGAGTAGCATTAGCATCTGCGTTGATTGTGACTGAAACTGCGCCTAGCGTGGCTGTAATGCCAGCTACTGCTGCGACAGCTTGTCCGTTTACTCCAGGTGCTGTTAAGGCTGATGTTGCTGATAGGCCAGTAAGAGTGACAGGTATAGAGCCTTCGCCCCACCCAAGTTGACCCCAAGTGCCTCTACCCCAACCGTTAAGAAAAGCCATTTAAGGCTAGGCGATTCTTATAATCGCTGTACTAGCTGCTGCTGCTGGGAATACAATAGTGAAGTCTCCAGCGGTAGATGTTTTATCGCCACCAAAGTCAATTGTTGCTACTGATTTATTGCTATCAGAGCTGTTGTAAATCATACAGCCTCTAGCAGTAACAGTAGCAGTACCAAAAGTTAAATCAGCAAAGTCTGTAAAAGCTGTTGTACCAGAACTTGTTGGATTTACATTAGTTAAGTTGGCTCCACCTGAAGAATAGTTAGTACCAGATGCTTGACCTGTAGTGGTGAAGGAAGTAGTAGTAGCTCCTAAAGTTGCTGAAGAAGTATACAAAGCAAGTTTAAAAGTATCAGCTCCGTTATCGAAGTCATGATTACCTTTTAAAAGCTCTACTTTAAAACTTGTTGTAAGTGTTGATGTAATTGCCATAATTATAGTTTCCTAATTAAATCAGAGGCTTCTTTTAAACCCGCTTTATCTAATTGATTATTAATTGTAATCCTATCAGATTTTATAGCATTTTGCATATATTGTTCAATAACTTTTTGAATATTGTCTTTGTACTCTTTTACTTGATTTTGAACTTCTTCTGGAGCTTCTTGACTTACTTGCACAATTCTTTCTATACAAAGGTTAGACCAAAACTCAATTGGATGGCCTCCCTCTTCTGTTGTATGTACTTCAATAATCCCTAGTTCGGGTCCAGCTTTATAACTCATTACCATTTGTTAGGTTCTCCTACTTTATTTTTTTTAAGGTGACTGTCATTCCTGTCAATTAAAACAGGCTCTTGTTCTCGTTTAAATTGTTGTAGCTGACTTCTTTTTTTGGCAATCAAAACTCCTTTCTCATCTGTAATAACAACCAAAGGATCTTCTAAACGATGATAGCCATAAAGTTTCTCTTCCGCAGGAACTGCTGTATCAAGCAATCCACTCGTATGAGCAACCTCAACCTCAATACCGTTGAACATTGCTTTGCTTAACCAAAACTCTACACAAGCTCTACCCGCTTCAGCAAAATGCAAATTGCCTTTATAACTAAAATCAATTCCAAACATTTTTATTTTTGCAACTTTATTCCACAAGGCAAAGGCTACTGCATAAGCAACGGTATTGTTTATATAATGAGATCCGCATCCAGCCAACACTTCATCTATTGGGTACTCTACTAAACCAGGACAACGATCATCTAATTGACATGTATAAACTGGCCCTTGGTGTTCAGTAAGAAGTTTAGACATGCTATCAGTTTGACCCCCAGCATCATCGGTATCTAAAAACCTAGATGGTGGGTCCATCATAAAAACTCTGTCATGAAATATAACAGATGCTACTGCATTGATAGCCCAAACTTCATCAAAGTGTGATCCATGTGATTTTGCTAAATTATAATCAAACCAACTTTTGCCCATTCCGACAATAGCTACAGTTTTACCTTCAAGTTTCTTGATTGGTTTCATATCTTCTCCTTTTTTAAAAACTAAGTAATTTGCGTTCTTAACGAATCATATCTGTATTCGTCTCTTCTTCCTCTTGCTTCAGCTTTATTTTTCAATCTTGCCATTTCTTGTTGAAATCTATCTTCGTATAGTTTCATCATATCGGCATCGCCTTTCATAAAAATATAAGCTTCAACCAAACATCCATATAATAACCCATTTCTTGCATGTTCTGACATCCAAGTCCCAGTTGTATCTGTGACTAAAGAGTTGGGTTTATATAAGTAATGTAATTCAGTCGTATAGTTTTGATCTGGAACAGGAGCGATAATTAAACTTGATTCTTCTAATCCTGTATTTAAATTTTTATCAAAGTCCCCGTAATATAAAGGTCTACCTCTTGCTGTTGAGTCTGTTGGATCTGGTGCATATTCTTGCATAAAACTAGGATGTTTTTTGTCAAGATAGTGATAATCACCATTACTGTCTATTACTGATAAAGAGAAAGAAAGCTCAAAATCATTTGGAGCTGTTAAAAATCTAGAGCCAGCCGTCATAGATCCTTGTACGTTTCTTCTAAAATAATCAAACTGTACCATTTCAAAAATTCTTTCTTCTGCATTTTTGATAATATCGTCTAACGTATTAACAAAAGTTGTTTCAGAGTTTTCTGAAAAATCTTGAATTAGAGTTTTTAATTCTGATAATGTTAAAGGACTGCTCATGATGTTGTAATTGTAACCTCTCCAACACCACCTGTCATTTCAGAAATTGTAAAATTTGTTCCTATAATGTCTGAGTTCATATAGTGAGGTGTATAAATATCTGTATAAACAACCACAACATAGCCTTCACCAACCTCTTTGTCTGTATCTGGTCTTGGCTGATAAAGTGCTTGAGGATCAGCTGGAGCTGTATGCGGTTCTAATTGAGGGTGTTTTGGCTCAAAACATTCGGGACAAACCTTAAAACCAGTCCATTCTTTTTTTAAATCAAGCAACGGATATTCAAACGCGCATCTATCGCATAAACCTACTGCAAATTTACCTGAAGCGTAAGACATGTTACCTCAAACTATTAAAAGGCCTAATTCTAAATGATGCTTTATCTTCATCAGTAGACATAGCCCTATCAAATTCTTCTTCGTATAATTGTTTTAATAATTGAGCTTTTTCTGGGGCTCTTTTAATTGCTATATAATATGCAAGACCTGCTGCAAAACAAGGATAAAACCTAAAAGGCATATCCATTGTATTAGTTCCAGCGTCGGCATCATCCATTCTAATCATTTTATTAAAAACCAAAATATCTGTTGAGTTTTCTGGCGTAGGCCAAACTTTTAAAACAGGTGCATTCAGCTTGTCTAAAAACCATTGAGAAGGCATGCTTTGGGTTGTTTTGTTAGGAATGTTTAGATAAGAACTTCTGCTTAATCTATCAATAGAAATATCTGTTTGAACTCCATTTGTTGTACGTCTTAAAACCACGTCTAAAATATCAATTACATTAGAGTTTAAAGTATATTCAGCTGTTCCTTGAGTAACGGTTTGAGTGTCTTGCTCTATCGTCCATTGGTTTAACCCTCTGTTGGCCCATTCAGCAAGCATAAGATTAATAGAACGTCTTGCAGTTTTTAGATCATAACCAGTTCTAAGCTCTAGGCCGCATCTTTCAAATGCTTCCTCTACGAACTCAGCTACGTTTGGTTCAAAATTTGTACTTCCTGACAAAGCCATTACTAATCCTCGTTATATAGGTTATCGAAAACTCGATTGACGTCTAGAGTATAGTCTAAATCAGATTTAGAATAATGTATATGTTGAGACGGCCTAAAGTCGGGCGCTCCTTTTCCAACTTGAAACCAAGCAGGATGCGTAACCCTAACTCTATTATTTGGTAACGCAACTATATTTCCAGTCCATTCTCCCGCGTCTAGTAACTCTAAAACATGGCTGCTTTTGTGTTGAGCAGGATCATCAGCTATTTCGCTTTCTGCATAATCTACTGTGAAATAATATTTTGCAGGAAACATCTTACCATCTATTTTTGCAAGCCAAGGGCAAGGAGTTGCTCTATCAATAACGTAAACAGAATTATGGTGAGAAGAACAATCCCAAGGCTGAGCGTCATGAACTTGCATTGGCTCTGGCCATTCTTCAAAAGGAGTATCGCCAACTAAAGCTGTAATTGGCATACGAGCCCACATAGCACCACCATGAATTGTGTTTTCAGGTTCGCCGTCGGCCTCTACGCCAGTAAAAATAATATGAAAGCTTAAACAGCGATTTGGCATCGTAGTCACACCAACTGCCATAGCGTGCAAAAATTCACCATGATATTTATCGTGGTTATGAGTGTACTCTTTCCTTACCCAGCACTTAAAGTGGGGTATATTGCTGTAAAGGTAAGACACTATTTACTTGCCTTTCCGCCCTTTTTGTACCCCTTTACATTTCCGCCACTTCCGTAGCTTTTTAATTTTCCACCGCTTCTATAGCCTTTAGTAGTCATACCGCTACTAGCCACACCGCCATTAGACATTTTTTTTACGCCGCCTTTTTTGCCACCTTTAGAGTAGCCTTTAGTTTTTTTGTGCATTACGCTCTCCTAATAAAACTTAGTTTTCTTTCTTCTGTCGTTCATTACTTTACCACACCCTTTAGCAATTCTAATTTCTACGACATCACCTTTTGATTTTTTAACTCTACCATCTTTCCAGCTAATTCTTTTTGAGCTGGTTTTCTTTTTAGCTGCTGCGGTACATTGAGCTTTTGTTGGTCTACAGGCAGGATAACTTCTACGTTTTTCACCTTTTTTTCGGCCGCAAGGCTTTCCTGTCTTACAGTCAATCCAGCCTTTGCCGTCGTTTTGCTCAAACCAAGTTTTTAAAGGGTTTTTAGCCATTATCCTAATTTAGTTTTTTTACGTTTGCCTGGAAGCATATTGTTGAAGCCTTTTGCCTCAACAAATGTTACTTCGCCACCAGCTGATTTTTTTTGTCTGCTTTTGTTGCCCCAATTCTTTGCGCCTACTTTACGGCATTTAACCAAAGCTCCGCTTGCATAAGCAGATGGCCAAACTTTATATCTTGATTTTACTTTGTTATAACAGGCATCTTTTTTAGTAGCCATTTAACATTTCCACCTTCGTCTTGCTTGACGTATTCTTGAATTAGGATCGTTTCTAGTTTTAGCTGAACTTCTTTTAAGTTGCCCAAGTGATCTAGCGCAATAAGACTTACGTCTTTTAGCAGCTTTGCTGCCTTTTTTAACTTTGCCTGTTACGGCTGTTTTTAATTTAGATCCAGGATTAGCTTTACGATAGGCTGCTACACCTTTTTTGGTCATACCAGCGCCAGACTTAGTAGGTCTATAGTTAGCGCCTTTGCCTTTGGTTGTTCTTCGTATAGGTTTTGCTCTTTTTCGTTCTGCCATAATATTAAATATAGTAGCACTATAGAAGTGCTACTACAAAATTAAAAACTAAGAATGAAAAACAGTTACTCTGTCTATATTACTCAATACAACATGAATACCATCTGAAAATAAAACTCCAGAATCTGGAATATTCATAGTTTCAGTATCATTAGCGTTGCAAGGAGCAATTAAAACAGTACCTCCAGTAACAGAGCCATCTCTAAAAGTTACTGTACCGTCAGAAGTTCCTCCAGCAATAACATAACCTCTTAATCTAGATCTACCTGCTTGCAAAACAGCTCCAGCAGTAGCGGAGCTAGTAGTGGTAGCTGTTTTTACATCCGAGCCTACGATTCTACCTGCCATAGTTAACTCCTAAAATTAAGCGTCAGCAAATGGTGTTACTATAGTTCCTGAACCAATTAACAATGAATCGTGAACAAGATAAGTAGCTGCATCGATAGCTGTAACTCGTACAACACTTCCTGCAATACCACCCTTAGTTGAACCATTCATAGTCATAACATCGTTAGATGCTGCTGGAACAAAAGCTTTCTTAGCTCCATCGTCTA